CTTGCCCAATCCTGCGCTCTTGGATTCGACGGCAGGCGAAGTCGTTCAGCGCGGAGCGATGCTTGGACTGCAAGACGAGGAACGTAAAGAAATCGATAGCATCGTGGCTGATCTACTTGGCTTGACTCGAGGTGAACGGGATGCAGTCTATGAGGGCGTGGTCGGCCTGGTCGAGAGCCGAATGAACAAGGCAGGGAGTTTGCGGTGAACCAGGTGCATCACTCTGAGGATTATCTATGACCCACGACATCATCGACAACCGCGACCAGAAGCTGGTCGACCACGTGTGGCGATGCGGTTATTGCGAACACGACTTCAATCTGGCGCCAGAATGGAAAGAAGCGATGGCCCAGAACTGTCCCACGTGTGGGCGGATGGCCCGCCTGCTGGTCGTGATGGCGCCGCGCGACCGCCGCCTGGTCCAGGGGAGCGCCTATCAGGTCGCCAATTTGGGCCACGGGATCGACTGGCTGGCCGATAGCCGCCTGGCCAATCGCAAGTATCCTAATCCGTTTGGTGTCTGACGCAAGGAGAGCACAGAGAGGGCGCCCAAACACGCCCACAGGGCCGTCGATGTGCGTCTGACGCAAGGAGAGCACAGAGAAACAGAGAAGGCCAGCCCGGCGACTTGCAGGGCTGGCCTTTTTGCATACCGTGGACGTGCAATTACCCTATGGGCTTTGTGGCCTTGCGTGTTAGGTCTGCAAGGCCATACCCGACCGCGATGGCCTCCCGGATGCCCAGACCGACCAGCGCCTCAAAGGCGCCCATCACCGTCGCCAGCAGAATAGCATACCCGATAGCCGACGTCGCGAACGTGGTCAGGTACACAGGTTCAAAGGGCGGCCAGGCAGACCAGTCCCGCTCGGTCTGAACGATCTTGAATCCTGACAGAAGGTAGGGTACAAATGCGCGACCGGCCACGCCGCCGATCAGGGCCAAGACTGGCGGCCACACGACCGACCAGGCCACGCCGCCGCCGTCACGCGCCTGGCACGCGGCCAGGACTATCCCCAGGGCCAAGAGTACGCCCAGGGCCACCAATCGCTTCGCTCGTTTCGTCACGGTTCACTCACTTTCCGGGGTTTTCCCCCAATCTCGAACGATTCGCTTTCCCACAAATAGGTCAAAGCTGGCCCGAAGGTTCCAAAAGGGCTGTATGTGACCGATCCACGATACTGGCACTGGCCTTCCGCATTTTCCGGTAGCGGGAGGGCCATGTCGAAACAGTTCAAGCCTTTCTCTAGTGGGCAGGGCCGCGCGCCGAACTGGTATAGTTGAGTGCATTGCAATTCTGTCGCACATTCACCAGCCAAGCCTATCACCGCCGTCCGAGTGAAAGAAAGCACGACTTCGCCCTCGCGTATTTCCTTGAGCGGAACAGGCTGTTCCACGTGGTAGAACATCCCGTTTGCCAATAGAGAAAGGGCCGACATAGATACAAGCCATAGAGTCGCCGCCACTACCAGGGTAGTCACAAGTTTATGATGCCATTTCATGGAGACCTCCAAACCGAGAACGCTATGCTGGCCAGGCCAGACAGGATCAAGGCCAGCAGTATCCACGTGATACGGATCTGTGTGGACAATTCTCCTACCTTGACGCGCAAATCGCCAAGGAGCTCACTCAGCGTTTCGGCCTCTAGCGTTTTCACGCGTTCGTCGAGCCGAGCCAATTCTATTTGGATGTCTGTGTCTGGCATGTTGGCGCTTTCAGGTAGAGTTAACGTGGCCACACCACAGGTTCACGACCACCCAGTTCAATACGAACGATGTCCCGAATGCGATTATAGTCTACTGCTTCGCCGTCGCCCGGAGGGCAGTCCGGACAGTCCGGACAGTCCGGACAGTCAGCACACGCGGCGCCAGGGCCGTCCACTTCTTCGAAGGAGCAATTGTCCACGTAAACCGTGTGGCTGGTCGGCCATTTTGGATTCGATGCAATGGCCACGGTCATCGTCTGCCCCCACGCTTGAGCAAGGACCTCGCGCCGAGTCCAAGTTCCGGGGACGCCCGTTTCTTCACCCCAGACCATATGTCGCGAAAACGCGCCGCCGCCCCACGGATTGATCCCTACGAAAATGGTCGGGCCTCCCGGTTTATTCTGCAAGGCCAGCATATCGCAAGAGAACCGATACCACGCCCTGGGCGTCACAGCCACATGCTGAGTCATCACCCCAAACATGCGCGCGTGTGTGGAAAAGAACCGCTGGCTATAACGGCCATCGGTCACGTAATCCGCCTGGCCATGATCGTTCTTGTCCACTGGCTTGTATTCTGGCCTGTGACAGGGCGCCCTGCATTCAGGATGGTCGCCCTGCAAGAAGTCCAAGTCCCAGCCCACAGCGCCGACCAGTTCGCCGGCCTCACGTTCGGTGAACGCTTCTTCAAACGATGGGTTCTTGAGCTTCCCGACGCCTTGGCCCTGAGCGCGATCGGCGCCCGAAGGGAACCAGGCGAACACCCGAAGCGATGGCAAGGCCACCAGGACGCAAGCCAACACAAAGACACCTGCCGCTCGTCGCTTACTCTTCTTCACGGATCATTTCTCCTCTCAGGCGCCACCTGTGGCCATCTGGCCCGGTGAGGATGCCTGTCAGTGACCACGTATTGCCCGTGGTCGGCGGAAACTGGGGATCCTGGCCAGGCGATTCAAAGCCCGCGACGACGGCCTCGTGGTAGTCAGCGATAAGGTTGCCTTTCCCCTTGATAACCCACTTGTCGAACTCCCAACGATAGGCCACGATGGCCGAGATGGGCGCTGTCCCTTCCGCCCGTTGCCTGTTCCAAACATAGATCTGCTGGGTCGCCATTGAAAAGAAGCCGCGATTCTCATCCAGCCACGGTTCGTTCGCGTCGAACTCGGTGATAAACTTGTAACGGTCGCGGTACTTGGCCAGCGTCGCCCGCTCCCAGTCCTCAAAAACACGGAACTCCCAGTGATGGTCGCCCCAGCCAGGCGACGTCATATAGAAATGGCGCGCCAGCCGATCGCTGACTTGTTGGCGACTATACGCGTGCCAGGCAAAGCCGTCGATCTCTTTCGCTGCCACCTGTGCATCCTCGTATGTTTTCAGCCAATCGCCGCGTTCGTTGCCTGGATACTTCGTTTCCGGATTCCACGGCCCCACAGGAGCAAAAAGAACAATGTCCTGTTCGTGGCCCGGCAGAGCGTGTATCCGCTCTCGGCACATGTCATAACATGCGGCGTACTGGTAGGGCAAAATGGGCGTATCGTTTTCGGCGTTGCGCGAGGGCCGTTCCCAGCTTGTGTTCCATTCATTGCCAATAATAAACACGTCCACGCCCTGGCTGTTCCGCACACCATTCGCTACACGTTCAGCGAAAGGCGCGTAGTGCTCTTCAAGCGGAAGCGTGCCCTGGCCGCCGTATCCATTATTGATACGCACGATAGGCCGCCGCCCTTTGGCCAGCACATCGCGGCAGTCTATCCCGCCCTGATGCTTTGGGTCATGGCCCCATCCGACCGTTAGAACCGTCCACCCGCCGCCCACAGTTGGATTACGCCCATGCATACCGATCAACGGCCAGGGCTGGTCGAGTAGTTCACGCGTCGGTTTCACGTTCGCCTCCGTTTTCTGCCTGTGTTTCGGCTTCCTCGCCATGCTCACGTTCTGCTCCTCATTCAAATGTGCTGTAAATCCAGTCCGACACAACCGGACCGCTCTCCCCGACCGCCCCCCGGGCCACGAACCCGACCCGGCTCGGTGTCCAGCTCACCGTGCCCGAATCCCAGCCCGGTACCGGCACCTCGTCGCCATCCTCTGCCATCAGCCTGCCCCATACCCGGTCGTCGTCGTAACGCAGCAGCACCACCGAGAACGCCGTCGCCGGCACCGTCGGCCCGCTCACGTCCGTCGCCCCTGCGCCGGCTTTTTTGTGCCGAAAGTCAATTACGTACCCGCCGGCCTGATCCGGGTCCAGCACGATCTCGGCATAGTTGGCTGTGCCCCCGTCGTCAATCCGCAGTCCAAACTCAGCCGCGCTGCCCACACGCAGGCGCGCATAGATGCGCTGCTGATCATAGGTCCCGATGGCATCGAACAAAAAGTGCGGGCTGGCCGCCATCTCCCAGCGCATAAACGACCCGCGCTGGTTCCACTGCGTGTCCGCCTCCCCGCCGAACCCGTCCCCTTCGGCCCACGCAAACCCGGCCGGCATTGTCCCGTTCCGATGGTGGCTTGTATACGCCGCGATACCCGCCCGGTTGACACCCCTGGCCCACAGCCCCAGCGCGTCCCCGTCCGGCAGCACGTCCCCTCCCGCCGCGTATGCCCCTGTCGGCTGCTCTCTCCGCTCTTGCGCCAGCATCCGCTGCTCAACGTCGCGCAGTTTGCCCGAGACGGTAGACGATCGATCAACGACGTTGACTGGCACTACTGCTCCTCCGTTTGTATCGTCACGCTGTCGCTCCCGTCCACGTGTACCGCAACCGTCACCTCGACGATCTTGTGCGTCTGCGTAGCCCCGTCTGTCGGCCGGATCACCGTCACCAGGTCGCCGATCACTCCGTCGGCGCAGTAATGCACGCCGTACTTGCTGTTCGGCGTCTGTACCACATCGAACGCAAAGACCTCCGTGTCCGCGTTATCACTCAGATAACGATCTCCCTTGTCGCGCAGTGCATCCGTCTTTCCCAGCTCGACCTCGGTCGCATTGACAAACGCCTCTCGGTGCCGCGTCGTCCCGTCCGCACTTGAGAACCTCGGTTCGATCTCGCGCCGCTTCCCTTCGCCGCGCCCACCCACGACCGCCGCCGTCTGTGCATGGCTGCCCCGGTGCCGAAATGTCACGTTGCGCATGTTCGCCAACTCGACCCCAAAGCGCACCGTGCCCGTCCGGTCTGTGCCTCGCTGGCCTGGATACCACCGGAATTGCCACGATAGCGGGTCCGTCGTGCTGCGTGCCAGGTCAAAGTCACCACCGCCGCTCGCTGCCACCTCCTGCAGCGTCTCGAGCAGTGGCTGTCTGGGGCAACTCACGTCGATCGCTTCGCCTCGCGCCAGATCGCTCTCGATCGTCACCGTGAATGGTCCGCGCCAGTCCAGGTCGCGCCCGTTGGCTGTGCCGGCGTCGCCCGTGACGTTGTACTGCACCAACGTCTTGCCGATCGTCTCGGCCTCGATTGACGAGAACGTGCTACGGTTCGCGCTCCCTGCCGCCCACGCGACCATAGACCAGTCCAGGATCGCCAGCTTGCCCGGCGCATAGCCCACGAACGTCAATTCGTCCCGATACTCATAGTCGTAATCGTCCGTCCAGATCGCCGTAAAATCCCGATACCATCCCGCACCCGCATTGCGCCATACCTCGACCTGCCCGTTTTCTTCCAGCAGATCCAACGCTGGGTGATTGCCACTCAAACGCAGCGTGACCCCCCCGGGCGAATTGACGTGTTTGATGTAGCTGAATGGTCCAATGTGATAGCCGTCCGGCGATGGACCTCCTCCGCCCATCCTCGCCACCTCCGCCCCATTCGCCGCGCGCACCCGCAGCTCGTACCGTGTCGCCGCATCTGCCGCCTCTACGCTCGTATCCGGTGTTGGCGCACCGCTGACCGTCACGCTCATCGTCACGCCCATACTGCGCGCCATCGTCGTCGAGCCGACTGCCGTCTGTGGTTCCAAGTACCCCACCAGACGATTCTCCGCCTGACTCACTGTCAGTGGAATCGACGCCGTGCCCGTCGTCACGATCACGTCCTGCTCTGACCTATGCGCGCCAAACACCCAATCGAACACGTGGAACGTATAGGCTCCGTTAGCCAGCCCCGATATGCTGAGGGTCTTTGATCCGTCGCTCATCCACTTGGCAAAAAGTGTAACGTACTGAGTGTTCCCGCCGGCCACTACCGAATCAAGGCCCGTCGAGCTAATGTCTGCGTGCCGCTGCGTCCAGCCCACCTTGTGCGCGTACCAGTTCACGTACTGTGAAAAGTCATAGGTCACGCCCGCGATTTGCGCCATCGCCGCATCCGCTACGCTTCCTGTCTCCCAGTTGTTCGGTGCCTTTTCCGTAAGACCCACCCAGCGCATTGACGCCAGGCCCCATTTTGCGCCCACGGCCCCGATCCACTGAATTGCCTTGCTCGGCCTGTAAGCCCACGGCTCGATCGCGTTTGGCGGATGGCTGTTGTCGCTGCCCTCGTACTGATCGATAAAGACGAGCTGATCGTTTGCTGTGCCGACGTACTCTTGCGCCAATCTGAAATGTTGCAGCGCTTTGTCATAGTCGCCGTTGGTGTAGGCATTCACTCCGACAAACTTTATCGCTGCCGTAGCAACACACACTTCATTGACCGCATTCCAGTAATTGCTGCTCGTTCCACTCCAGGCGCCTGTCGGTGGCGGGCGGAGGGCTGTAACCGCTTGCGGCCTATTGTGCGGATCGTTTGCCGAAATATAGGCCGACATGGCCTTGACCCACGGCACGATCTTTGTCCGAATGTTGGCCCGCTGTGCCGGGCTCCACGATTCTCCCCAAAGGTCTGACCTGCACATGAATGGTAGTTCCGCACAGATCTCCCAGGCTGCCACCACGTCAGTGCTCCCCACTGAATCGATCAGGCTTTGGATCCTGGCTTTGGCCGCAGCGATCGCTGTTCCGTTTGTGAAAATGGCCGTTCCGTAGGCGCCTGCAACCATACCCTGGTCTGCTGTACCACACGTCACGTTGTTCAGATATTTGTTGTTGGCATTCCAGGCATGCCAGGTCCAGTGATTTGTCCATTCGCTCCAGTGAAATGGCGCCACCCACAGCTTGATCCCGTAAGATCCGCACGCATTCACGAGGCGCTCCAGGTTGCTCCCTGCCCAGTTCCCGCCCCAGGTCCCTGTCCCTTGGTCGCTGCGATAGGTTGCCACCGTTCCCGGATCGAGTACGTTATGCGCGCAGTTAAACGTCCCATATGGCGGCGGTTCAAAAGAAAACTTTTGCGGACCGGATGGGTGATTGTCGCCATCCAACCGCACCCGCAGCAGGTTGCAGTGACTTGACACGAGCTGCGCACATAGCTGTTTGTAGGTCAGGATCGTTCCGCTGTTCTTGGGCCACTCCAGGCTCTGCACCCAATACTGGCCGCCTCTGACATAGCTGCTCGTCTGCCAGCCCACGTTGATTGCGCAAAACCCGCGCGCGCCTGGCGGTACGCCGTACTGTCCGTCATAGTATGGCGTACCGTCTCCGGCCCCCGGCGTTGGCGGCACGATCGGCGGTTCTCCACCCACCGCGCCGATCTCTGTGTCATCGTCGCGCAGCACAAACTCGTCCAGATAGATCGTACCCGAGGTTCCCGCGTCAAGCCCGTAGCTTGGCCCTAGCCGCGCTCGGTCCGCCTGGCTCAAGTCGAACAGGTCGATGCCTGTCACCTGCTCCTTATGCGCGCCGTCGATCCACAAGTCCAGCGTGCCGTCGTTTGCTGCCCCCCCGCTGGCCAACGTCACCAGGACCTCGATGTAGTGTGGTTCATCTGTGATCGACCACGCGGCTGTTGCGTGTTTCGTCAGGCTGTCATCTCTCACGGCAGCCGTGATCTTGTACCCGCCGCTGTAGGACAGCTCGACACGCGCCCGGCCCGAAGTCGTCGGATCATATACGCGAGCGACAAAGAACGAATTGCCTGCCCCCATCGTTAGGCTGTTTGGGTCCAGGTAGAATCTGAAACGATACTCTGTCCCTGCGAGCTGGACAAATGTCTTGTGACCATACCGCGCCGTCGCATCCGTGATCGCCACAGCCATGCCGCCGGCGGTCCCTGCCAATGCGGCAGCGGCGCTCCATGATAGGCCGGTCCCTGCCGTACTCGTAAAGTCGGACAAGTCGGTTTCTAGTTCAATGTTGAACGTTTCAGCCACTGGCCTCCCCTATGCTGTCATTCCAGTTATGATCCTAATGTCAATCACCGCTCACCGGCCTGGCCTAGCCGTCTGCCGTGTAAGAGACTTTCCAGCCTGGCGAAAACAGAGTCCCAGCTAGTGTATCTGTCGCCGTGCCTGCCTCCCGCTGCCCGCGTAAATAAACTGTATCCCCGGCCGCGATACCTGACAGCACAACTGCTGTTGATTGGTATTGCGCCTCAGCTGCTACGAAATCTTGCAGCCCTTTCCACGCCGTGGCAACTGTGTATGCTCCGTTCACTGTTGGGATATAACGCACTTGGTTGCCCAGGTATGCGGTGCCTGACACGGCACCGCCATGATACATCAATAGTTTAGCAGAGAATCCAGATACATAGTCCTCTGGTATCACGCTGTGACCTGTAACAATGCTGTATCCCGCTGTTCCTACTCCTTCATCCAGCTCCCAGCCGTATAGAGAGTTGCGAGATAAGTCAAGACCTGCTATGTCTCCTCCAAAGTCAGCCAACACAAAAAACGATCGTGTTCTGTTCTCGATCTTGAGCTTTGTAACCGCCGAATTAACAATCTTGGCCGTTGTTACCGTCAGATCCTCCAGGTTCCCGGTTTCGAGCTTGATGTTCGGATGGACGTATACGCGCCCGTCCGTCACCGTCGCCACACCGCCGGTTGTGATCGACACCGTCGCCAGTGGCACTTCCCACACCGACCCCGCCGACTGCGTCAGCGCTGGCGTGCCTGCGCCCTCTGCCCCTGCTACGCGTCGAAATCGCACAACTTGGCTGCCCCAGTGCGCTTGCAGCACCACGCGATCGACACGGGTACTACCGGCAGGTGTCGGAATATTCAGCGTGCCAGCCGCGCTATTGTAGTAGAAATATCCGCTTGCCATACCCGCGCCGGCTGCTATGCTGACCGGCGACGCCGAGCCGCCGCTTGCCGAAACTGCAAGCTCGTTGCTGCCACGGAACACACCTTCGTCTGCTGCATCGCCGACCCAATTGAACAGTTCTTTGAATGTCCACTGCGACTCGGTGTACCCGCCTGCGACACCGTCGCCGGTGCCGTTTGTTGTCCACCCGAGACTCCATTCAGCCATATTAGTCTCCTCTTGCCAGGCTAGATGCCGTTGTAATACTCATAATAACTCACGTACACCTCTGTCTCTGATGACGCCCCGGTCCCTGTCACCGTCAGCGTATTATCCCCTCCAGCCACCTCGCGCCGCGTCGCCAGGTGCCAGCTTGTCAAATCTGAATCGTCCGTCAGGTCCGCGATCTTGTTGGCCCCGCTCGCATCAATCACGGTCTTGTATGAGTACCGGAGGTCAATGTCTCGCCGGTCTGAAGCCTCGATCTCTGTCCCGGTAAAGTCCAGCTTTTCCCCGGTCGAGATGTTTGTAATCACGCAATCCGTCATCGGCCCCACGATTCTGATCCGGTATGGATATGCGCGCCACGAGCCGTT